TCCTTGGGTCGCCGGGCAGTGCCCGAACAAATGCAACCCGTACAAATTGGCTCGCATATGAACCTCGAACGCAAGTCGCTGAAACAGCGCAAAGAGGAAGCCCGTCGCTTCTTTCTGCAGTTTATGTCCGGCTGCATCGTCGGCTCGCTGATCGGCGGCGCACTGAGCGCAACCATCTATTTCATGAAACAAGGTGGCCTGTAATGGCAATGACGCGTATTGAGCGCGAGATCCTGACGCGTGCTCGCAAGCACATTGCCGATGGCATGCATTTCCGCATTTGCTATGCGATCAATGACGCGTCATGCCATTTCATGCGCGGGCCGGAATCGCATGTTGAGGCCGTCAAGAAAGCACGCGATCGCCTGCGCTTTTTCATTATCGAATCAATCGGAAACCGCTTCGGATTGGAAGATTGGGTTTGCGACCAAGACAATGAGCACTCGCATCTGTGGCGCGACCGCGACGCAATGAAGAAAGCGCGTCTTGCGTGGCTCGACTGGCTTCTGGATGAGCCGTGGACCGAGCACAAGGGCGGCCTGCAGCCGTTGATTGGTAGCGAGCGCGTGCAGGTCCGCTTTCGCAACGGCACGGAGCCCGACCCACGACCGGCTGACACGTTCCGCTGGGATCACTGGGAGAAGCTGCGCGATAGGTATTTGCGTGACAGCGGCGGCCCTTGCGACATCGTCGCCTACAAGGTCATTTACGAGGCTCCGCAATGCTGACTCCGAACAAACGCAAGGTCCTGGCAATGGCGCGTATTGCGCTGGAGGACCGTCGCGTGGACTTCATTTGTCACGCGCTTGACTACGTGGAAGGCCGGAACGCGAACCTGCATGCCGAGTGCCGTGAACTGAAAATGTTTGTCATCCACGCGCTGGGCGAGAACTACACGCTGACGTGCTGGCAAGAAAAGAACGGATTCAGCGAGCGTTCCGATTCGCAGTATCGCGCGGACCGCCTCGCATGGATCGACTGGATGCTGGACGAACCATTCCCACTTTACTAACTACAAAAGGAACTATGGATCTCATTAAAGCAGTATTGGCCGTCGCAGGCATCGTGCTTTTCATCACGGGTCTGACCATCGGCGGACGCGAGATTGCGCTGCGCGCGAACGCTCACTATGCCCCTCGCGAGGAGCAAGTGCGCCACAACACGTTCGAGTGCTCGCAATCGCACAGCGACGGCATGGCGCGCGAGATTCGCCAGTATCAGGACCAGTACGGCACTGCTGATGCGGCAGGCAAGACGATCATTCGTCAACGCGTGTTGCAAGACGCCGAATCCCAAAACAGCGACGCTTGCCCGTTCCCTTCCGATGTTCAATCGTTTGTCCAATCCCTTCGCTAATACATGAACCTCAAACACTATCGCCGCCCTATCGCCATCGCCGCTCTTGCTCTCGGTGGCTTCTTCGTCCTGACCGCTGAATCGTGCGACGACCAGACAGCGCCGACCGCGAATCAGCGCGAACAGGCAGCGCAGGCGCAGATCACGCGCGAGTCGCAAATGACGGTCGGCATGCCGATCATCACCAACTTCAATCAGAAGAAGCAACTGAAGGCCATCATCGAAGCCTTCGACCAGCCGAACCTGATTACCTACTCGTACACGCAAGCCGCGTACACGGGCAAGCTGACGCCGCTCTGCCGCTCGCAGGGCTACGGCTTCAACGAAGCAACACAGTTCACGAACCCGATGCAAAGCGAATGGAAGTGGACCGGCAATAGCGGCATTGCGAGCGCCGTGCTGGGCCAGCCCGATCCGAGTGGCGTGTATTCGCCGACCACGTCCGAGGGAACGCTGCTGATGTGCCTGACGACGACGGGTAAGGTGCTGCCGGTGCGCAGCGAGCCGAACATCATCACGTTGCCGGTGCCGTACGAGCAACTCGACCGGACGGGGATGTAAGGATGCATCCGAACGTTAAAAGCCTCATTGGCAAAACGTTCGGGCGCTTGCTTGTCGTGGGCACTGCGCCGCGCCCGGAAGGATCGAAGGGGCGCGGCCAGCATTGGGAGTGCATCTGTGAGTGCCTTGAGAGCGTCGTGGTGCGCTCCGATAGCTTGGTGCAAGGAAAGAGCACCTGCTGCGGATGCTCAAGCCCGCAGACGGCGCTGATGCGCTCCTACATTCGCCCACGTCATCCGAAATCGACCGTATCCGTACACACTCATACAGCGTGTACGGAATCTAGCCATACAACACTTCTGAACATGACCGAAAAGAAAAGCGCGTCTTCGGACACCGTAGCGGTGAAGCGCGAAGAACTCGAAGCTATGCGCAATACGCTTGCCAATGTAGGGCCGGGCACGCTGCTGAACGCCAACAATGGCGTGAAGGGCGCGCTAGATCGCATCCTGAACGACGCGCCGAGGGCCAGCTACGCGAACGAGAACGACAAGCCGCGCACCGTGAAGGGCGAGACGCTGACTGAGCAGGCGCTCCGCATCGCTTCCACGGGCTCGGTGACGATCACTGGCGATATCAAGCTGTCGGGCGATATCAAGGCGTGCAGTCAGGATGAGCAGCCCGCACGCTATACCGGCCTGAGTTTCAAACCCGCCACCGTCGATCTGACTGAGCGCAAGCATTCGCACTACTTCAAAAAGTGCCCGTATGACGAGGTCGATATCTACCGCATCCTCGAACTGTTCAATATCACTGACCAGAAGCTGGGCCACGCTATCAAAAAGCTGCTGGTGGCTGGCGGACGCGGCGCCGGGAAGGACATCGGAACGGACATTAAAGAGGCGATCGACACGCTGCAGCGCTGGCAGGAAATGCGCCACGAGGACGAAAACGCCGCGGTGCTGAGCGAGCGGGGCTGCGCATGAGCCATCTGTCGCCGGAAGTGTGCTGGACCCTCACCGTATTTTTTGGCTGGGCAGTGGGCTTTTATATGGGCCTCACGGCATGATCCCGGTCCACCAGGAGAACACGCGCGGGCGCGACTTCGTCATTGGCGATCTGCACGGCTGTCCGGATGTGCTCTATCGCCGCATGGACGAGAAGAGGTTCGACCCGACGGTTGACCGCATCTTTGCGACCGGCGATCTGGTAGACCGCGGCCCCAACTCCGAGGGCGCGCTTGCGCTGCTCGATGAGCCGTGGTTCTTTTCCGTCATGGGCAACCACGAGGACGCCGGCATTCTGTTCGCGACCGGCAAGCTTAGCGATACCGGCTGGTATGCGGGGATCGGCGGGGCATGGATGATTGGCAAGATGCCGCACGAGCGCATGGATTACGCGTTAATCATGACGTTCATGCCGATCGCCATGGAAGTGGAGATTGGCGGTGGCCGCCGCGTGGGCATCGTGCATGCCGACTGTCCGTTCGATGACTGGCAGAAGTTCCGGGATTCGCAGTTGCCTGACCCGAACCAGACGATTCTGCGTGCGGACGCCATTCGCGGCACGGCAATGTGGGCGCGCGGAAGGCATGAGCGGTCCGATATCAGCCCCGTGACGGGCATCCACGCGGTAATCGTGGGTCATACCCCTCAAGAGCGCGTCACGAGCCTTGGAAACGTCTATTACGTGGACACGGGTTGCTACAAGACGGGCAAGCTGGCGATGAAGCAAATTAAAAAGCTGGTGGGCGCTTGACTGCGGATTTTCTGCGCGTATAGTTCTGCGTTTGGCACAGATCGAGTCAATTCATGAACCCGTTTCTGCTCTACCTGCACTGGTGCGTTTTGTTCTTCGACCCGCGCGAGCCTGAAATGCGCGGGCGGCATCCGGCTAGAGGCAGGACGGTTTATAACTTCAGAGTGAGAAAGAATGTCAGGAAATTCAAAGTTGGACCGCGTGCTGAATGAAGTTCGCCTTCTGAATGACGTGCAGTTCGCGGCGGTGATTGACGCCATCATGAAGGGCACGTTCGGCGTGCGAGCAACGTACGTTGAGAAGGTCGGAATAAATCTCGCGGCGTATGAGAACCGCACGAAGGACTACTCTTTCGACAGGTGCGGCTCGATAATCGCGGCGACGTTCCCGCTGGTTGACTTCATGCGCGACGTTGAGCAAATCGTTGCTGAGCATGTTGAACTGAATCGTCTCGACGGCGAGGTCCGTGCCGCGAACAAGCAATTCGCTGACGAAAATCAGCGTCTGAATACGCGTCTGAACAACGAACGCGCGGCAAACCTCACGTGGGAAGAACGTTACAACGCCGTGAAGGGCAAGCGTGACTCGCTCGAATTGGACGTGAGGGCTGCGAACAATGCCGTGGTTGCCATCCGCGAGCGCGCCGCTGGCGTTGAGCAAGAGCGTATCGTTGAGCGCGCTGATATGAAGCAGCGCGTCACGGCGCTCCAAGCCGATCTTGACGAGGCCGTTGAGCAAATAAAGGCGCTGACGCTCCGCAATGAAACGCAGAGCGAGAGCATTGGGCGCTATCAGGAAGAGAACGAGAGGCTGGCGCTCAACGTCAAGAGCCTGATGAATGCACTCGCTGCGCATCCGGACACGCAAGCCGCAACACGTGAGCGCCAACTGCGCGATCGCATTGAAAACCAGCGCACTTCCATCATTGAATTCCATCGCGAGCAGTCTGCATGGCGCATCACGGACGAATACAATAAGAAACTGTGCGCCGCGAACGAGCAGTACGTTCGCGATCTGGCGGTAGCCGAGAAGCGCATCAATCAACTGGAAGCCGAGCGCGCACAACTGCCGCCTGATTTTCACGTTCTGGCTGCGGGCGACACCGTTGCACTGAAGGGCATGCGCCACGCGCCTAAGATGACGGTGACGAACATCGGCGACCTCGTGCAGTGCGCATTTTGGAACCGCGATAACTCGTGCTTCGAATGGGCCAACTTCGCAGAGGGCGCTCTGAGCTACTTCGCTCCAGAAACGCCGAGCGATGCTAAGTCCGAGAGCGCTCCGATTGTCCAAGTCGGCACGCCCGGCAACATGGAACTACGCCCGCTCACGGTGAGCAAAGAGACGCTCGCGACGGCGATTAAGAACGGTCGCCAAATGATCTTCGGAAAGACGAAGGACTTCGACACGTTGCGCGCCTGCTTTGACGTGATTGCTGATGAGGTATCGGCTCACGTGGCAATCGGATAGTTATCTAGCAGCTACCAATCAGGTAACCAAGGCCCCGGCAACCCCGGGGCTTTTTTCATTGCTGTACCGCGTGATCGTGACGCCATGCTTCCCATATTCAAATGGGGTGCTCATGAACGACATTCACGCACGGCAGCCCGTCCTTCTTTTCATGAAGGCGGTGACGAAGAAACAGGTCTGGATTCCGGGCTTCACGAAGCGCAACGGGCAGGTGGTGCAAGGCCACTACGCCATGGTCAATGTCTCGACCGACCACGACGAGCATAAGGCCGTCTCAGGGCAGGGCAACTACACCGAAAAGGAAGCGCATAAGAAGCTGTCCAAAAAGGACTGGTTCAATGCGATGCCACACGATCACAAGGTGGCTCACGTCCTGAAGGAGGCGACGGCGATCCAGAGCCAGGCATCGATGCTCTCGCGCGCCAACTCGCTGAAAAAGAAACTCCTCGCCGGCGAGAAGCCGACGCCTGGCGAATGGAAGGCGTTCGATTCGCTGCCGGTCGCTAAGCAGGCTCAGTTTGAGGCGGAATTCAAGGCGGCAGGAAAGGAGGAGGCGTTCGGTCAGCAGTGGTTCGACTGGCAGGCAGCCAATCCGAAGCAGCAGCAAGCCCCGCAGCAGGCTCCCGCCGAGCCGCCGAAGGTAGTTGCGGCCAAAGAGGAGCCGGAGGTCGCAGAGACCGTTCCTGAGCCCAAGGATGAACCCACGCCTGAGTCGAAGCCGGAACCCGAGGGGCAGACCGGCAAGGATCTCGGAGCGTCGAACGATGCAAAGGCTGCGGTTATCGACAAGATCGAAGCCGCAAAGGCAAAGCTGCCCGCCGACCATCACATCACGCCCGGCCAGAAAAAGAAGCTGGACGGGATTGCGCACGCGCTGATTACGGGCGATGAAAAGTCGATCCTGAATCACGGCTATCCGACGCACACGTACGGCAAGCAGGCCGCGAAGCTCGCGAACGAAGCGCTGGCCGCCATGGGCTCTAAGCACACGGTGACGCCGGGCCAGAAAATGGGCGGCCACGCCGCGCTGACAGGTGAGGGTGTTCCTGCTGCTGAGACCAAGCCCCAACCCGCTGCTGAGCCGCAAAAGGTGGTTGCCGCTTCCGCAGAGGCTAAGCCTGCTGAAAATCCTGACGCACCGAAGGCCAAGGGAGCCGCGCCTGCCATTCCTGATGACCTTGATCCCGCCTACAAGCAGGCGGCAAAGGCCGTCGCGGAGTGGGCTGAAAGCGGCCTCCTCGAAGAACTGAAAAAGATGGCGACGCTTGCCGGTGCCGATGGCGAAATGGCGAAGCTGAAGGACTATGCCGCCGCGCTGTACGAGTGGAAGACTGGCGAAAAGGCGAAGGGCGAAACGCCGATGCCTGCGCACCAGGGCGTAGATGCGGGGCTGAAGGAAGACGCCGATAAGGCGCTCGAAGAGGGTGACCTGCAAACGCTGAAGGACATCCACGCCTACACGACGAAGGAAGGCATGGGCCCGACGGCTGACTATGCCGCGAAGCACATCGCGACGCTCGAAGCCAAGGTCGCCGAATCCGTGAAGCCGACTGAGCCCGGCGCGAAGCCCGTAAAGCCGCAACTCTCCTCGATTACATCCTCGCAGATTGCGGACAAGATCGAGAAGGAACTGAACGCGGGCAACCTCCAGGGGCTGATGGACCAAGCGACGATGATTGGCGCGGGGCAACCCGCCGCGACCAACTTCGGAAAGCTGGAGAAGTACGCAGCCGAGGCGATCGCGCATCTCGAAGGAAAGGCCGCGCCAGCGGCTGCCGTCCCGATGGTGAAGAAAAACGTCACGCAGCATCTCTATCACAACACCGAAGAGGGGCATAACAAGTTTTGGGGCGTCTCTGTAGTCGGCAATGCAATGCGCGTGCACTACGGGAAGATCGGCTCGAAGGGCTCGGTTAGCACGAAGGAATTCAGCACGGAACTGGCTGCCTACCAAGCGCAGTCGAAGCTGATTGCCGAGAAGCAGAATAACGGCTATGTCCACCAAAACTCGGACACGATCACCGTTGAGGTTCCGGATAAGGCAGCCGCCGCGGCGACTGGGCCCAAGGAAGGCGACACGAAGCGCGGCGCTGACGGCATGCTCGTGCTGAAGAACGGGCACTGGGTGAAGGTGGGCGGTGACGAGCCTGCCGCGAAGACTGGGCCCGAAGCAGCGAAGATCGTCGCTGGCCTGAAGGTGCCAAAGATTACCGGTAAGAATTCGGTCAAGCTGAAGAACCACATCAAAAACATGAACCTCGTCGCGGCCACACAGGGCGCAGAGGGCCTCAGTAAGGTTTTGTCGATCACGCCGGAAGGCAAGGTCAAATATAACGGGCTTATTGCCCTGAGTCCGACTGAGCAGGCGCACGGCCCGGCAGCGCTCGCATTCGCGCAATACGGCAAGCAACTGCACGACGCCGTGATTGGCGCTGGCGCAGTGGGCAGTGGCGAGTCTGCTGCGCCCAAGGCCGTACCCAAGGCTCAGAAGGTCATGGGAACGGCTCAGCCGGCCGCTACGGAGTCCGTGGATGACTGGACGCAGGTAGGTCCGCAGGGCGGCTATAACCCGGGCGGCACGTACACCGATAAGAGCGGCCAGAAGTGGTATGTCAAGTTCCCGGCCGGTGGCGAGAAGGTCGCGAAGAACGAACTGGTGGCAACGAAGCTGTATGCGCTGGCTGGCGTCGAAGTGCCGGAAGTGAAACTCATCAACCAGGGCGGCAAGATCGGCCTCGCGTCGAAGATCGTTGACGGCGCGGTGGCGAACAAGTCAGCTCTCCTGGAGGGCAAAGCGAAAGGGCTGTTGTCCGGCTTCGGCGCTGACGCATGGCTGGCGAACTGGGACACGGTCGGTAACAACCCGGCTGCAGGCAAGGGCTTCGACAACATCCTGTTCAAGCAGGATGGCTCGGCTGTGCGCATCGATGCAGGCGGTGCGCTGCTGTACGGCGGTGCGGGCGGCAAGAAGCAGAAGTTCGAAGACGACGTTATCGAACTGAAGACGATGCTCGACCCGTCGAAGAACGCCAACACGGCCGCAGTGTTCGGGAAAATGAGCGCCGCGGACATCGCGGCATCTGTGGCGAAGATCGCCGACATCCCCGACCATGAAATCGAAGGCGTGGTAATGGAGTTCGGCCCGGGCTCGGAAAGCGAGAAGACGCGCCTCGCCGAAAAGCTGATCGCCCGCAAGCACAACATGAGCGAGCAGTATCCGAACGCCGCGAAGCCGAAGAAAGGTTCGGCTGCCGCTGCGAAGGTGAAGCCGAACCCGGCCGCGCTGACGGTGGACGCATCGCTGCTGCCGAGCCCGCACGATTACATGAACTGGCAGGGCACGGGCAAGCCGATCAGCGAGAAGGCATACGTCAAGGGCAACATCGCCGACGAGCAGGAACTGCTGAATATCGCCAAGTCGGGCAACCTGACGGCGCTGAAGGCGTACAAATTCCAGCCTGTCGATAAGATGACTGGTGAGGCCATCGGCGAAAAGAAGTCGATTGACGAGCACCCGTCGAAGTACGTGCAGGACTACCACACGAATCTGGTGTCGTACCTGGACATGATCGCGAACCCGCCAGAGGCATTGCGGCCGTTCGAGACGAAGTCGGCGAGCACACTGGCGTCGCTGTCTGCCGCGTTTAAGCCGCATGACTTCGGCAAGACCACGGAGATGGCCCCGAAGAACCAGCAGCTTGGGTTCTGGATCGCGCTGGGCGTGGCCGATTCGCCCGCGAAGTTCATTCCGGCCGTCAAAAAGCTGTCCTCTGCGGCCATCGCGGCGGCTCAGGCAGCGCACAGTAAGCTGCCGTCTAGCGTCAAGTCGTTCATTTCCGGCGTGCAGGGTTCGGGTTCGTATAACAACCCGTACCGCGATGGCAAGGAAACCGACCACGGCGGCAACAAGACGCGCGAAGTGCTGACAGACCTGTACAAAAACGCGGCGCCGCAGGAAGCGGGCACGACGATCAGCAAGTGGATTAGCTTCGCGCCGGAAATGGTCAAGCAATTCATGGACGCGCCGGAAGGGCTGGTTTTTCAGAACCCGGGCTCGATGTGTACCTCGTACCATGACACGGCGACCAAGCACTTCGGCAAGGACCGCATCACCATTCGCTACGCCGAAGGCGCGAAGGCCCTGAATTCGTTCGCATCCGGAAGTTTTAAGAGCGAAATGGAAGTAACCACTTTACCGGGCGCGCGTTTCATGGTTATGTCACGTAAAATGGTCGCTGACGTGGAGCACGGGAATTCCAACGGGCAGCGCTTCGAACTCGAACTGCTGATGTTGCCGCCCGACCCGACCTATGTTGATAACCTGATGAAGAAAAAGGCGTAATCATGAGCGAAACCAAACAATTCCCCGACGCGGGGCTCTACCTCGATGACCTGATTGCTACCGGCAAGCCATCGCTGGGAGACCTGCACGTGGTTTCGTGGCTGGTGCGCCACTTCGCGCAGGCGGTCCTCATCAAGAGGGCGGCCTTTCACGCTGGCGAGGATGGCGCGCATGACCCGCTCCCGGCGATCGAGACCGAGGCCCGGCAGATGGCCGTCGCGTTTCAGGGGCACGACGATCGCTTCGATGCGCAGCCGTGGAACACGCCAGCGCGCATCGGCAACCTGTTCCGCGTGCTGTGCCCCGACGAGACCCGCCAGTACGGCGACCCGGTGCAGGGCTTTTTCATGTGGATCGCCGGGCAGCTTCTGGCGATGACGATGGCGATTGAGAGCGGCGAGCCGGAAGCGGACATCAAGCCTAAGATTGACGCCATGCTTGACGACGCAACGCAGCGCCTGCTGGGCGTCAAATACTGAGGTTTCTAAAGGGGATCGTGACGCGAGACTGGGTCAAACCAGTCGATAAGGCGTCACGATGCTTCTCCTCTTCAGCAAGGCTCACGTAAAGACCTTCACGCGCAAAGACGGCACTGTCGTCCAAGCGCATGACACTAAGGTCATCAAAAAAGTCCAATGGCACAACTCGCTGACTGGCAGTAAGCAGTCCGCCGAGAAGCTCGCCGCGAAGCCGTCCGGAAAGGATGCGCTTCACCCCGCTTGGGGCATGCCGGAAGGCGCAATCAACCATCCCAAGCGCGACGACGAAGGCAAGCACGTAGTCGTCAAATACCCCTCGCAGCAATCCGCCACGGATACGTGGAACGATCCTCATGAGACGGCCACATTCACGCCAGGCGGCCACGCGCCCGCCTCGTTGAATGGCGTCGCGCTTGCGCCTTGGACCGATCATCCGAAGACGATCGAAGGCTGGGATCACGTGCCAGGGCAAATGCACGACCTGGACGAACCCGAGATGGATCTGAAGGGCAAGGAACCGGCTGCCGGCGTCTTCATTCAGGAGCCGGACGGTCGCGTGTGGATGGTCAAGCCGTCCAACGGCTTCGCTGGCTACGCCACGACGTTCCCAAAAGGCCATGCCGATGACGGCATTTCCCTGCAGGCGACGGCCATCAAAGAGGCGTTTGAGGAGTCCGGCCTGCAGGTGGAAATCACGGGCTTAATTGGCGACGTGGCGCGCGGGCAGACGATGACTCGCTACTACACGGCCAAGCGCGTAGGTGGCACGCCAACCGATTGCGGCTGGGAATCGCAGGCGATCTTGCTCGTTCCGCCAGGCAAGGTTCACGCCGCGGCGAACCGCCAGTACGATCGCACGCTCGCCACGTTGGCCGGGCTGGCGCCGGTCGGCCCGTTGCGCGAGTCGGTGGACGACTGGAAGAAGGTCGGCCAGCAACGTGGTTCGAACCCGGGCGGATTTTTCAAGGACCCGGACGGGCAAGAGTGGTATGTGAAGGTCCCGAAATCGACCGCTATCGCACGCAACGAGATCCTCGCGGGCAAGCTGTACGAAGCGGCCGGCGTGAAGGTCCCGGAACTGAAGGAAGTCACCGTTGGCGATCGTACGGCCATTGCGTCGAAGATCGTCCCGGGCCTGCAGAAGCTCCGGGAATTCGGCGAAGGCAACGCGAGCGTCATGGATGGCTTCGCGGTGGATGCGTGGCTCGCTAACTGGGATGTCGTCGGGCTGGCGCATGACAACCTGCTCGAAGACGACAAGGGCGATGCGGTGCGCGTGGATGTGGGCGGCTCGCTGGTGTTCCGCGCGCAGGGCGAGCCCAAGGGCAAGCTCTTCGGCGACAAGGTGGGCGAACTCGACACGCTGACCGACGGCACGAACGCGCAGGCGTCATCTGTATTCGGCGGAATCTCGCATAAGCAACTGCTCAACGGCGTGAAAAAGGTCGCGAGCGTGAGCCCCGACAAGATCAAGTCCCTTGTCATGGACTTTGGCCCCGGCAACCCGGAACAGAAGGCGGAACTCTCCCGCAAGCTGATCGCCCGTCGCGCCGACCTGCTCAAGCTCAAATGATGCGCCGCGCCGATAACCCGGCCGCGCTCGGCTATGTGGGAAGCTCGCCGGGCGTCAAGCGGCTTGATTCCGATGCGTGGTTCACCCCGCCCCAGTACATTGAGGCCGCTCGTGAGGTCCTAGATGGCATCGGGTTTGACCCGTACAGCAGCGACGATGCGCAGAGGCTCGTGCGCGCGGACCAGTATTGCACGCTCGATAATCCGAACCCCACGCGCGGCGTATCGTGGCCCAAGACGCGTTCCTGCTGGATGAACCCGCCGTACTCAGGCAAGCCCGCTCTGGACGCCGCCACGCGCTTTCTGGAGGCCCTCGCGTACGAGCGCTTTGAGCGAGGCATCGTTCTGGTGAACAACGCGACCGAGACCCGGATGTTTCGCGCCCTGGCGGCGCAGGCTCGCGCGATCTGCTTCACGGACCATCGCATTCAGTTCTATAACGCCGATGGCAAGAAGGTAACCGGCAACACGCGCGGGCAGGCATTCCTTTATTTTGATCAACTGAGCTATTCGCAGTCCTTCAGCGACGCATTCCGCCAGTTCGGGACCGTCATGCGCCCTCTGTAAATAAAAATCGGCGTCGCCGGCAGAAAGTGCTTGCATCTGCTTGGTGGGCAGAATAGAATGGCCTCACTGAACGAAACAACACAAGCGAGGCGGGGATGAACAGCAACATCAATGAGTTTCTGCTCCTCCTCGTCATCGCAGGTGAATTGTCCGTTCTGATTGCATTCGTGGTTATCCGCTTGGTCTTGCCGCCCCTTCCGCATGTCGAATTGAACGACGAAGAACGCGACTACATCGAACGCGCAAACCGCGACCGTGAAGCCATCTAACTTTCTGAGGGAATCATCATGTGGATCTGCCAAAACAACAGCTTTCTGTCCATCGTCGCATCCGACCGTGACCCGTCCGTCTTAATGGTTCGTGCTCGCCGCAAGGGCGATTTGGAAGCGGCCTTCGGCTCGGATGTCGAAGTGACCACCATTCCGGGCCGTGACTATCAGTTCCGCGCCTTCATCAAGCGCGAAATCGTGGGTCAGGTTATCGCGAAGGCGCTGACAGACATTCATTACACGAACTTCAAGGGCAGCACGCGGGATCATCACCTGCATAACGCCTACATGGATATCTGGCATGTCATGGCGGACCTGCAGGAAGTCCCGCCTTACAAGACGCAGCCCCGCGCCAACTTCCGCAAGCAACCGCAGCGTTAAACCCTCAACCAGTGCGCCGGGCGCGGCCCGGCTTCTCCAACATTCAATGACAGGTGCGGCCATGAGCAAATATTCGGTATCCAAAATCAAGACTTTCACGGGCATGGAAGGCAGAGGCTACAACGCGACGCTGCTGCGCGACGGTAAGGCTGTAGCGGATTTTCGCGACGATGCCACTGGCGGCCCGGTTTGGTTCGATTGGCTGGATCGCGACGCAAAGGCGACCGTCAAGACTGTGAACCATAAGGACGAGCCGCACGAATACGCTGGCACCGTCGAAGAGGCTGCATTCGTCGCCTACTGTCTCACGCTGCCGAAGTGGACATACGCCGACATGACGGCGTTTCAATCGCCGGACATGGTCGTGGACAACCTCTTGAATGCGGCTGAAGTCGAGAAGAGTCTGAAGCGCATGTTCAAGACCAAGCTGGTTTTCGTCAACGACGGGAAGGAATTCTCATACGGGGCGAAGGACAAGCGGGACCCGCTGACGCTGGTCGATGAACTGAAGCGAAAGTATCCGAACGCCGTCATCCTCAACCTGCTGCCGCTCGAAGAGGCCGTCGCTCTGTCGCTCAAGGGTGCGGAGTGATCCGCGTCATCATCCTCGCGGGCAACGATGTTCTCGGCGTGCACTACTGCGTAGACACGCCGATGGACATATCAGATAACTTCGCGGTGCATCTGGTCGGGCAGCGCATCGCTCGGTTTGCCATGGATACGTCTACCGCGTCCATCGCTGATCTGCGCACGTTTGTGCTTGAGCAGATTGGGCATACAGAGGTTTTTGATGACTGCGCGACCGACGACGAGCGCCGCGCGTTCGTGGAGTCGTACCTGTGGGAAATCAGCCAAAGCGGAAAAGGAGGGCCATGCCCCGCCACGTAAAGGATAGGGTCCGCGATCTTGAGATTGCGGCCACGCCGACGGCGTCGCTCATTCACGCGTTTGCCGATGCGGCTGCGCAATACCTCGCGAACGTCACGGGCGGAAAAGTCGAAATCGCCATGCATGGCCTTTTCATCGTATCGCGGACACCTGATGCTGCTGCAGCACAAAAACGTAAAGGTTAGACCATGAACCTCAATCAAGCAAAAGCCCGCGTCGTCGCGACCGGCAACGTGCTCGCCATAACCTTGGAGCGCGCGCCGGGCGTGTACGCGTTTCGCGACTTCACTCACACGAGCGAATACCGGTCGGACGTTGGTTACTTCGATTCGCATACTGGCGTGCATTGCTACGGCGATGGAAGCGGTGAGGCGCAAGAGTGGATCGGACAGGACTTCAGCCGTGAAGATCAAAAGGCCGTGCAACTCATCATGGAAGTGGCGGGCGGCGTCGATGTGAACGGTGACTCGCTGCAGTCAAAGTATCTGATGGCCGCATGCATCGCCTATCACGAGGGCGAAACCAAGGCCGCCGTTGCGATAGCTACGAAGGCTCTGGCCTTCGTCAAGCTGCGCGGGGTCTGATGTTCACGCAGTCTCTTACGCGCACCGCAAGCTGGGTAATTCGCAAGAAAGGGACTGGCAGCGTTATCTGCGAGACGTTCAACGAGCGCGCGGTGCAGGCGCTCAACACGCGGAAATACGAGGCCATCCCGATCTTGCAATACCTCCAGGAACTGAATAAAAAGATTCGCAGCCAAGCAAACCATGAATGAACAAACTCAAAAACCGGAAATTAGTGTGAAACAACGGGTTCTGGACCCGTGCTGCGGTGGCCGCATGATGTGGTTTGACAGGCAGAATCCAGACGTTGTGTTTGGCGACCAACGTAACGAAACCATCATTGTTACGGACCGCTCACATGGGCGAACGGACGGCACGCGAGAGTTGCGTATTGAGCCCGACACGTTGCTTGATTTTCGCTCGCTGCCCTATCCGGACGAGACCTTCTATCTGGTTGCATTCGACCCGCCTCACCTTGTCCGTGCCGGTCCCAATAGCTGGTTGGCAGCGAAATACGGAAAACTTGGGCCGGACTGGCGCGAGGATATCCGCATGGGGTTTCAGGAGTGCATGCGAGTGCTAAAACCTAACGGCACACTCGTTTTCAAGTGGAACGAGACGCAGGTAAAGGTTGGTGAGGTACTTCAGCTTGCCAATCCACACGAGCCGCTTTTCGGACATCCAAGCGGACGGAAGGGGCTAACGCATTGGCTAGTATTCATGAAAGCCGGGATCGACTCGGCCGTGCCAACGCAATTTTCAGAATAGAAATCAACGAAATGAAGCGCGCATAGCGCGTCCGCCGTCAACCCGGCGCGCTAACGCACCTTCATAAATCTGCTTCAAACGCAATTTATCTGTTGACTCTGCGTTTAGCGCAGAATAAACTCGCTTCACCGTAACGAAACGGACCGCCTGAAAGGGCAAACCAAAACGCTGCACTCTTTAGGAAAACTAATCATGAAAAAAACTCTTATCGCTTTCGCAGTCGCAATGTTCGCAGTCTCGGCATACGCACAATCATCGGTCACGCTCGGCGATAATTCATCGGCCAATCAGGAGGGCGTCGCAGTCGGTGGAGGCGATACGGGTTGGGGTCCGAATGGCCCGCTTGCTGGCGGCACGGCGCGTCTGAATATCGCTGGTGAGTATGCTGCAGCATTCGGCTACGCCTCGCAGGCTCAGGGTCGCGGCGATACGGCGATTGGCACATATGCCAACACTGGCGCACCTAGCCCACTCGGCGCGTCCGATGACTCGCAAGACTCTTACCGCACTGCGGTAGGCTACAAGGCAAACGCGACGGGTGAAGTAGCTCTCGCGCTGGGCTCATTCACGTCAGCGACCGGCTTGGGATCGGTGGCGCTCGGCTACGGCTCGACGGATGGCGGCCAAGCGATGGTTGTCTCGGTCGGCGGCAACGGTGTAACGCGTCAAATCATCAATGTGACGGCTGGCAACGTCAATGCGACCAGCACTGACGCGGTGAACGGCTCGCAGCTTTACACGGTGCAGCAAGCCGCAGCACAGGCCGAGACGGATGCGCAGAAAGCCATCACCAGCGCGGCTCAATCAGGAGCGGCGGCTGCAGCAGCTAACAGCACGGCAGTGACCGCTAACGCGACGGCGACGGCTGCGGCGGCGGCAGCAGCTTCGGCCAAGGCCACGGCCACGGCAGCAGGAACAGCAGCGGCAGCAGCAGGAAACGCAGCTACGGCAGCGGGTGCGGCGGCAGCAGCGGGCACGGTCGCGGTGACGAAGGAGGCGTCTCGCGCCACGGCGGCAGAGGCGACGCTGAGCGCAGGGGTGTCAAGCGAAGCGACGCGGGCTAAAACCGCAGAGGCTGGCTTGCAAGCGCAAGAGGCGAGCGATGCATCGGCAATCGTCGCCGAAGCCAACCAGCGCGTTGTGGATAACGCTGCGACCATGTCTTCGGCCAACGCCTACACGAACCAGTCGGCGGCTATTACGCTTGGGCAGGCGAACGCTTATACGGATCAGCAGTTCAACCAAGCCGAGTCGGATATCAGCAAGTTGCGCTCGGATATGTACGGCGGCGTTGCTTCGGCTCTCGCGGTGGCTGGCTTGCCGCAGCCGACCGGCCCGGGCAAGTCGATGGTTTCAGTCGCTGGATCGACCTATCACGGCGCGACGGGCTTTGCTGCTGGCTACTCGCGCGTCTCGCAGGATGACAAGTGGGTCATGAAGGCTTCGATCACTACGAATAGCCGTGGTGACTTCGGCGCAGTAGTGTCAGCCGGTCGCCAGTTCTAAATTCCCCGTAGTGCCTTTTAAGCCCGCCGAGTGCGGGCTTTTTTGTGCCTGTTCGGCGCGCGGTGCGCGGTAGTGACGCGAATCTGAAGGCTAACCATATCTCACCTTCAGAAAGGAGCCGCCATGTCCGCAAGCGTACGCATCGTCGTCAAGGATGCGAATGGCATCACGTTCGATCCGAACTCATTGCCGCACAAATACACGTACGACGCAAACGGCAACATGCTGACCGACACGTGCATCGAACAGGGCGCGGTCGTGCGCCAGAAGACTTTCACATACGTGGAAGTCAATTCCGTCTGGCTGAAAGCGTCCGAATCCGCATGGGTGAACGCTACGGAGACGTGGGAAGGCTAATCGCCGGGTCGCGTGATTCGTCGTGACGCCAACATAAATCGTAAGTACATAAACGATTTTTGAGGGCGTCACAGTGCAGCAGCATGAGATTCGGCTCCCGCTTCTCTTTGGCGCGCAGTCGGTTGCATTCGGCAGCCCTGCGCGCTTTAACGTTGTCCATGGCGGCAACGAATCAGGCAAGACGACGCTTGCGCTCGTTACGCTGCTCATATCCCATTTCGGTGCGCTGCACGGCTTCAAGACGGCGCTCGTTCTGCCGACTGGCGACGACGTGGAGAAGGCCAAGTCCGCACTACTGCGAACGATCCGGCCTCTCATCACGAACGCCACTGGCCGCCTCGATAACATGCGCTGGGATTTGGTGAATGGCGGCTCGATCACGTTCATCCCGCGAGATGACCCTAAGCCGATTTACGACGAGTTCCACCTTATCGTGGTGGATGACGCTCAAAAAATCGACGGGGTGCACGAAGTCCATGAAAGCATCCACCTGAACCGCCATGGGCGGGTTTGGTACTTCGGCAAGCCCGTTGGCATGCGCGGCCCGTTCGCAGCCCTCTACAGGGGCGCTGCGGAGGATTGGGCGACCTTCCAGCTTAAAGCTACGGACAATGAGTACGCCGATCAGGCAGCCGTCGAATATGACCGCTCCACCATGGCGCTGGACGTGTTCCGCCAGGAGCGTCTTGGCGAGTTCGTGGATGCGCCAATCGACCTGACGCCGTCCCAGATGATCGTGGGCCCGGACGAGACCTTCCGCCAGTGGTGCGAGCGCCTGAGTGCCGAAGGTCTGAAGGTGGACGGGTATCCATTCCGCCTCGATGACCGCCCGGCCATGGCCTTCATCTATGACCTGATTCCGCACACGGTCAAGGACGCGTACCAGCGGATCGATATCATCATGAAGTGCACCCAGGTAGGGTTCACGGTCATGGAAATGCTCGCCATGATCTACCTTGGCCTGCGCTTCCCGGCATCGAAGATCGGCATGTTCATGCCATCGCAAATGCTGGCGTCCGGGAAGTCCACGAACCGCTTCATGCAGATCGTCCGGACCATTCCGGCCGTTCGCCGGCTGATGAAGGAAGGTCTCGCCGAGTCAGGCATTTCCGGCGACGGTAACGTGCTGACCCGGAACATCGGCGAGTCGCGATATCACTTTCTCTGGACCTCTGGCAAGACGGCCACAGAATCGAACCCGATGGACGTTGTCTCGTTCGATGAAGTGCAGGAAATGGTGATCGCGGATATGGAGAAGGTCCGCGAGCGTATGTCCGCCTCGCGTCTGAAGTACACGCTGATGGGCTCCACGGCGAACCTGCCCGACGGCGATATCCACTGGTGGTTCAAAAAGGGGAAGCAGTTCCAGTTTCATACCGAGTGCCCGCACTGCCTCGCGAAGCAGGTGCTCGATGAAAACTTCCCGGCCTGCATTGGGTACGATCCGACCGCGCCGCGGGTGAATGAGCGCGAGCGTGAGGCCGGGCTCACGGGCGAATACCGTTACAAGTGCAAGGAATGCGAAGGCTGGATTGACGACACACAGCGCGGCGAGTGGATTGCGAAGAACCCCGAAGCGGTCAATCGCTCGGTTCACTTCCCTCAAACACTGTCGCCGACCATTTCCGCCCGGGAAATGATTGAGGCTTACCACAACGCGGCGGACATGCGGAACTTCTTTAACCGGAAGCTCGGCAAGCCGTACGCGGACCCGACGCAAATCCCGATCAACCTGGAGATCCTCGCCGAGTGCGTGGAGGAGGGCAGGCGGCTGGGCGTGCAGTGGAAGGATCGTGCAAAAGGCACGTTCATGGGTATCGACCAGATGGGTAAGTTCAACGTCGCCCTCATTTGCGAGCGCCTGCCGACGGGCCATATGGCGCTGATCCACGCAGAGGAGATTTACAGCGACGATCCTTTCGCCAGGTGTTCCGAACTGATTGAGAAATTCGGCGTCAAGGTCTGCGTGTGCGAGTCGCTGCCGAACTATAACGACGCTCACCGCTTCGCGAATCGCCACAAGGGAATCGTATTCCTTGCGAGCTACACGGTCATTAAGGACGCGTCACTGCGCTGGGGCGACGCTGTTCCATCGAAGGCAGAGCGCAAGAGCGACGAAGAGGCGCAAGACCGCTACACGGTCACGCTGGATCAATACAAGAGCATGCAGGTAGCGCTCGCGCGCATCACGGCGCACGTTACGGTCTTCCCCGATCCGAAGGGGCTGCTGCAAATGCTCTCGGACGACGGCGATAACGGGATTCGCGGTGAGAAGTCGCTCGCGTCCATCCTCGATCGCGTGTTTAAGCACTTCACGCGAACGGCGCTCATTGTTGAAATGGACGCTGAAGAACGAAAAATGCGGCGCAAGGTGGTGAAGGTCGGTATCGATCCTCACTTCTCTTACGCCTTCATGCTGATGAACGTCGCTTGGGCCCGCGCTCACGGCGGAACTGCATTCCTGTTCCCGGACACAAGCGACGAGAGTACGAAGGTAGTTATTGGAGATGCTATGGCTCAGAACCACACACTGAACAAGGTTCTTCGCGAGCGCGAGGAAATCACGGAGGATCGTTGCAAGTCTTGCTCGAACTTCGACTTCGATCGCAAGTTCTGCAACGAACTGCAGGCGATCGTAATGCCCGATGCGCACGCCTGCGTTATGTTCGAGCAGGTCTAGTCATTGAAAAAATCGTTGCACCAATCAGCCAGGAACGTTTCATAGTCTTTCGGGTAGAACGGATGGCCGGGTAGATACTTTGATCGGTCATGAAGGAACGCGAGGAAGCACTGTGTCCAGATGTTTTTCATGTTGGTTTTATGGCCGGATGAAGCCCGGTTTTGATCAGAAAGAGTTCGAAGCGGGCTTTGTCAATGTGACGTTTTCCCGCTTCATATTCGTACCAGCGAATGCCGTTGCTCAGGTGGACGAGCGATGCGGCCTTCGACTGGCTGATGCCTGCTACTCGGCGAAGCGCGCGCAGTTCTTCTGCGGTGGGCTGGAGGTTCAATCGGCTCCCGGGTTAATTGGTTTCGGTCCCTTCACTTTGCTGTCACGCTCCAGCTTCGCGGTAATGTCCAGCATGCGCTGTGCACGGCGAGCCTGCAGGCGGTTCAACTTCACAATTTCCGGCGTCAACCTGCGCGGCGCTTCGCTGAAGCAGTACGTCGTCCCGTGCTGCCAGTCCGCATACATATATTCAAGCTCCACCTCGCCGCGCGCATGGTTGCGCTTCAGCCCGATCAGTTCAGTCTTGAGTGGGCTGAGCGCCGGGCCCCACACGAAGCGGAAATTCAGCGGGGCCAATTCGGGGAAGGCGTCGTTCATGGCCTTGCCGAACAACCTTTCGATAAACTTTGCGATCAAAACAGAGCCTCCTGACGGGTATCGACCGGCTTTTCGGCCTTCGGTCCACGCGGCGCCGGGTCCGGCTGCTCGCGGCTCATCATTTTCGCCATCGCATCAATAGCGGCCTCACCGCTCGGACTGCCCCTAAGACGCTCTACGAGCCCCGCTATGGCGTCGTAAGCGCTGGCGTACGCCGTAGGCTTGCCCGGGACAAACCAGCCCGCATTATGCGGGATCATGTCGTTCCAGTGGCATCCGAGCGCCTTCGCCAGTTGCGCGACTGCCTCTTCTGCCGACTCGACCAGCTTCGCCGTCGGCGGCGCAGTGAGGATCGGACGCTTCGGCGCGGTCGGCGCTGCTGCGGCAACCTGAATCGGCGCGAGCGCGGGCATTTCATCAACCGGCCATCCTTCAGCCGGGATACCGGGACCGGCGCTGTGCTTCTGCCAGCCCATCATTTTTTCGAAGTCGATCTCGTTCGGAAACCAGCGCACAGCATCATCGACCACGACAGCGCGCTTTGGCAGCGCTGTGTGCTCCATGACATAGCCGACCACGCGAAAACTGCAGCGCTCGGCGACACGTGCAGCACGTTCATTCGCTACTGCCGGGACCGCGTCTAGCTCAATCATTATGCGTACCTCAATTGATCCCACATATTCGACTTGCCCTCCTTCGCGAGAGTCCGGGCGCGCGTGACGATGCGTCGGTTCTGGCGATACTTAATGCCGACTTTCTCCGGGCTAAGGCGCTTGTTCTTCGGCGCGTCTGGAAGGCCGTCCGGATTGAGCACGTACACCGCGAACGGCTGACCCGACAAGCGCTCTCCGCTGACCTCATGCGTACGATTTATCCACTTGCCTACCCGAACCGTCTTGTCGTCGCGCAGAGCCTTCAGGATGCGATACATGGAATTGAAGTGCATGCCAGTCGTCTCCTCAATCTGCGCCCGCGTCGCTCCCTCATCGCCGATTGCGGCGAGAAGGAGGCGGCGAGATATCTCACGCTCTTTGCGCATCGCGTAATTCGCCGCCATGATCCTAGTTCCCCTTAACGCACAAAACTTGCTTCAGCGTGTGCACGATCTCCACCAGGTCGGTCTGATTCGCCATGACCTCATCGATGTCCTTGTACGCGCCCGGCACCTCATCAATCACGCCAGCATCCTTGCGGCACTCCACGCCCGCCGTCTGCGCCTTCAGATCGTCCACTGAGAAGGTCTTTGCAGCCTGCGTACGGCTCATCTTGCGGCCCGCGCCGTGCGAGCATGAGCAGTACGATTCCGGATTACCCTTGCCGCTCACGATGAAGCTGCGCGCTCCCATGCTGCCCGGGATGATGCCCAAGTCGCCCTTACGTGCACGGATAGCGCCCTTGCGCGTGACCCACAAATTGCGGCCGAAGTGGTTCTCACGCTCGACATAGTTGTGGTGGCAATTCACGGCCTCATGCGTAATCGTGAAGGGCTTCTCGATATGGCGACGGACGGCTGCAATCGTCGCGTCCATCATTACGCGGCGGTTTTCAAGCGCCCAATCCTGCGCCCACTTCACGGCCTCGACGTACTTATTGAAATCCTCGGTTTCTTCAGGGATATACGCCAAGTCTGCATCGGGAAGCGAGACGAAATACCGTTCCATGTTCTGCTTCGCCTTCTCAATGTGGCGACGGCCAATCTCGTTACCCGTGCCACGTGAGCCGCTGTGCATCATGATCCAAACGTCGTCATTCTCATCAAGGCAAATCTCAATGAAGTGATTGCCTGATCCGAGCGTGCCAAGCTGAAACCACGCGCGCTCGAAAGCCCTCAGATGGTCGTCCTCGCCGAATGGCTTGATGCGGGCGTATTCATTCCAGAGGGCGTGCTGCTGGCCCGCGCCATGACCGGGAGGAACATAGGAGTTACGGTGGCGGCCACCAGCGCCAAGCGGCACGTCGCGCTCGATCTGATTGCGAATATCTTTCAGGCTTTCCGGGAGGTCCGACGCCTTCAGCGACAAGCGAACCGCGTTCATGCCGCAGCCGATATCAACTCCAATCGCGGCCGGAATGATGGCCTTGTCTGTAGCGATGACCGTTCCGACTGTCGATCCGATGCCGGCGTGCACGTTCGGCATGCAGGCCACGCCGTTCCCGGCTATGAAGGGCAGGCGAGCGAGGTTTTTAAGCTGCTTGAGCGCCGACTCCTCAACTTCAGTAGTCCAAATCTTAATAGGGCGAGCGCCGTCTTCGTTTATTACGTGATTCATGATTACCTCAAAAAGTCAGGGAGTCCAGGCGTTCCGAAATCGAAATTCGGGTAGCTGATGCGTGGATCTGGTTCGTTGCGGGTATGTGTGCGGCGAAGCTCGGCATGAACGGTCGCGTCTTTCGACATTTCCTCGTAAATCATGTGCGTCAGGCGCTCGGCGATATTGCGGCACAGGTCGCGCGGATAACGCGTCATATGCCACGCCGTACGATCAATTGCATAAGCCCATGCCTTACCGTCATAGACGACGTTCATGTGGCGCGCACTGCGAAGCCTATCCATGTCTGAAAGCACGCACATGATCGGCAGGCGGATGCGGTTCAAGTGAATCGGCGCGAGCATTTCGGCCGGGTTGAAATCCCAATAGCGATATGCGCCGCCGTTGCTCTGCTTCTCGTATTCCATGACCTCAACGAAGTCAGATTGGCGCAGGCTCACCGTCTGACTGCGCGGCTGGAATGCCACGCAGTATTCGCCGACGATGCGCTTGGCGCAGTCAATCTCGTTGCTCAGGTCGCGATTTGCGTTGAAAAGTTCATGGTTCTGCTTCAGCGTCGCCGCTAATTCCTTTTCCAGTTCTGCAATGCGCGAGCGATGCGCGCGCTTCTGGTTGCGTCCGTAGCGCTTGCTCATACGCTCAACCTCGTTACGGCCACGTTCGCATAAGCGTTTTCGAGACTTTGGATTTTGTTGCCGAGAGCCATGATGTGATCCAGCAGGAACAACACGACTTCCGGGCTCGCGGCGGCGAAGAAGTCCGCGTTGCGCCACTCGTATTCGGCCTTGCCGATGGTGCAAGAGAACTGCGGCTTGCCGTCCACGAAGCGCATAACCGTCTTTTCCCAGCCATTCGCGTCGGCGGTAATGGTGGTCTGCGGGTACGCCCAGTTCAGATTGCGATTAGCGCGCAGATCGCCTTGCGGCCACGCTTCATCGGCCAGCTTGCGCAGCTTCGCGAACAGAGCCTTTGCATCCACCGGACCGGCTACAGCGCCCTTGACGTGGGCCTCCTTCAGTTGAGCCTCCAGCGTGGCGATGCGAGCCGCCTGATATGCCTCGCGATAGATTGCGTCTTCGGCCAGCACGCAAAGCCCTTCTTCGCTCGGCTCAATCGCATCCTTGGCGGTCATTCCCATTGGCAGCCACGTATCGAAGCGGTCAAATTTGTAGGTCACAGTTGATCCTCAGTTACTGGCTCTACGTACATGGCGCAAAGACGGTCAGAAAGAGGCTGATAGTCCTTGCATAGCTGGGGCCGGTTCTCATAGTCACCGCAGAGCCCCTCGGGCGTTACAAGCGGGCAGGAAAAGCGGATGGAAACACGCCCATCTATCTCGGACGGTCCGCCAGCCGTTTCATTGCCCTCAACGGCAAGCCGAAGCGGAATGAAAGGCAGCTTGTGGTGCACCATCTTTTTCGCCGCATCGTCCTTCCATGAATCCTTGTCAAACAAGCCGACATTCAGCGCGAAGTCTTTGCAGCAGGCTCCCGGGCTAGAACAGGTATCGCAGGCACTCATTGCATTGCTCTCGAAGTGAAAATTTCCATGGAAGCGCAGTGCTCACAGATATCGCGCGTCGATGTCTTAGGAAAAAATCCGCACTCTGAGCACATGGGATCTTCGTCATGAAAATCCGGGGCGGCTTCGCTGAAATCTGGTAGGTGAAGCTTTGCTTGTGAGCCTTTACTCATGGCCGTATCGGGGAGATTTATTCGTAAGGCGTCGACCAAATAAACCAGCGCCAGATCAACGACTTACGTTCAAAAACAAGCGGAAAATGGGGATGTTGTCGCCCCGTGTTTTATTGCTTGGTCAGGACGATGTGCACGCCGTCCGGCTTGCTTTCCGTACCGATGTTGAATCCGTCCGTCTTGACCCGGCGATCCTTCATTTCGGCATTCACGGCGGTTACCAGTTGCTCGCGCGCCTGTGCTTCCAGACGGTTCAGCGTGTCAATGGCCTCGCCGAAGCCGCGCGAGTTCATGAGGACGCTGCGCGCCTGCTGAATCGCCGACAGCGAGCCCGTCAGGCTTGCCGTGGCCGTCTTTTTTACCGGATAGAACTTCGGCTCAACCGTGGCGACCGGAACGGCTGCAGGGGCCTTGCGGCGCTGCGCGCGATTGGCCGTGACAGGGATCGCAGGCACTGCCAGCTTTACCGCGTGCTTCGGCGCGACCTTCGGCTTTGCTACTTCGACAGGTGCGGGCGTGGCGACCGCTGCGACTTTCTTCTTCATTTACCGCTCCTCGTGGTGGTTGGTTTTGGCTCGTGCAGATTGCACGTGGCCTGCGTGACTACTGCGAATCCGCCGACTCCACAACGGACGTTAGTGCGGACTGGAATCGACTCGTACTGGTTGTAGGGACGCGTACCGGGCTCGTACTTCAAGTCGAATTCAAGCTTTGCGCATGTTCCGCACGTCCCGGCGCGCAGGACGTACCCCTGCTCGGCCCTGGCGATGCGTCTCAGTTCAAAAACCTCGTCCATTTACAAATTCCCTTTGCATACCAAGCGGATTCAATCTGCGTCAGGGAAAGAATTCTAACGCATTGCGTGATTCGCGCAACAGGAAAATGCTTTAGGCGCAGATTATTTTCATGTGTCGTGACGCGACCATGGGGGAAATTTTGGGGAACTCGATGACCAACAAAGCCGCAAACGTGGCGTTCGACGGGGATGCGCCTGAGCCAGAGCGCACTGAGGCGCTGGGCGAACTGCAGAAATCGCATATGCCGTCGCAGTCGGATTTACTGCCGAACGATGTCG